CCTTCTTGGATGGCCCCTGTGTCAGGGTTAGTACATGTTCCAGTGTTACATGTTCCAGAAAATGCGGCCTCAAATGAACCATCGGATAAATAGTTTTCTCCACCGGCACCGCCTCGACTTAGTGAAAATTCATCACTCCCATCATGGCTTACAACAATCTTTTTGCTGGTTGTATCATATCCAATGTATCCATTTCCCGTTCCAGAACCAAAGTCAAATTTAATTTTAAGGTCTTCATCAATCCCTTCACCAATTGTAAAATTATCTGTAAATAATGTTGCATCATCGGTTGATGGATTTACATTTAAACAAACCGAAGTTGAATCTGGTGTTTCATCAAAACATAATTTTCTGGTTCCAAGTGCAGAGCTACCAAAATTAATTTTATCGTCATCTAAATATGTTGTACCTCCAGATGCCAATAAAACCGTTGGAATAATTAATAATGTCAAAATTAATGTAATTAAATTTTTATTCATATTATGCCCTCAATGCTCTTTTAATGATTAAATGAATAGAACCATCCAAGAAATTAGCATTAACGAATTGGTTAACATAGTCAATAACCAAAGACGCTCCGTTAGTAAAACTATATTCAATTAATTTTGCTGTGTCAGTTAAAGTTTCATCTTTTTTAGAATAAATCCATTGAGATGTATTATAATTATAAACTGCATTAATTGTTGTTTTTTGTGCCCTTGTCTCTGGAGTGTTGTCTCTGCCGTAAAACAATGCTTCAATAACGTAACAACCGTAAACAGAACCATCTAATGTTATTAAATTTCTTGTGGCCGAAGCGTCTTGAAGTAATGAAGATTCAGAATATTCTAATAAATGTTTTCCATCGGCATTTAATATTTTTCCTTCTTTTAATTTCATTGCCAAAGACAATGATGTTTCGCCTGTCTTGACTGAGTAAAAGTTAATTTCAGTTCCATGTTCTGTATTTGTAATATTTTGAATTGCTTTAGATTCTATTTTAGATGTAGTTTGCTCTGCTCCGTTCTGGTCATGCGCTGTTGATATATAATTAGAAATGATGTCATTATTTAATACTTGGCCATTACCTGTTGATCTTCTTTTCTTTTGAGTTAATGTAGCTCCAACTGTTGAATCTTCAACTAATTCGTTTTTAATGTTTCCAGTTGTTGAACTCCCATTAACATGAACTCTTGCCGCTGGAGACGTTTCACCAATGCCTAATAATCCACTTCCTTTTAATGTCATGTTTTGAGTTAAAGTGGCACCAGCATCAGGTGTTGTGAAAAATAATAAATCACAACCTTGATTTGAAGATGTTATATCATCTGTAACATAAGCTTGAATTTTTGCTAATAATTCCTCAACGCCTGCATCTGTTCTACCAGAAAATCTTAACTCACCAGAAGTATCTCCATCTTGAGTTTGTCCTGTCCCAGCGGTTCTTCTTTTAAATAAATTTAAATACGGGCCAACAGAATCATCGCTGTTTTTTGTTATAGTCAAACTATCGGCCTGGCTTCCAAGACTTAAAATTCCTGTAGAAATATTTAAAGTCAATAATGTATGATCTGTTGTTCCATCGTATTGTTTCAAAACATAATATGGAGAGTTCTGAGCATCAACCCACAACCCTCCAGATGTTAAATTTGTTGGCCTTGTTCCATCTGTTGTTTTTTGATTATTGGCAACACCGTCTTTAAATAAATTTAAAAGTGAGGCCAATTGAGTTCCGCTAGTCACCAACGGATTTATATTTGAAAAAATTCCTGTATCCATTAATTAATCCTCACATTAAATTGTTGAAGTGTAGTTTCTTCCATAACCTTTAATCATCGCATCAAATGTTCTTGCTACAGCAACATCATCTTTATCAAAAAATTGTATGTCAAATCCTTCTAAAGTTCTATTTGTAATTTCATAATAATCACCCTGTTGTGCGTTGTCCTGAGTTATCCCAATGGTCGGAGTTGTTCCTGGCCCATAGAACGCTGGTGAATATGTAATGGTTAAACCTGTGTTTGGTGCTGACTGATTATTGTAAGATTCAATTCTATCAGGCATATCAGACCTAATTTCAGCATCAATAACTCTAGGGCTTACATTTGGAACATTGGAAATAAGTTTCAATTTAAATTGGAACAGTCGGCCAGTAAAATCTCCAACCGTAAATTTTCTCCATGCCATCCAATCGGCCTCTGCGCCTGCTGCCAGTGTTGCAACAGAGTCAAGCGTTGTCCAATCGGCCATAACAACCATGGAATCTCTGGCCCTGTAATATGTCTCAACATTCCAATCGCTGGATTGAACTGATCCTAAAACTGCCACTTCAGACAATGTATTCCAGTTTGACATCAGATCATCAATGGTATAGCCCTCGGCCTCTATCAGCGATTGAAGTCTAACAGTAAAAACATCTCCAAGGTCTAAGAAGTTTTCATAGAAATATTCACCATCAGGATAATATTGAATAACGCCTGGGCCGCCTGATATGGCCTCTTCCAAAATTAAACTTCCACTAAAATCTTCAACCTTATCTAAAGCACCAGGAAATGTTGGGAAGTCATTTGTTTCTTCAACTACATTTAAATTAAATAAATTAGGTATTGAAGTTTTAACTTGTGCTGCATCTGCTGATTCGTTACCAGCAAAGTCTTTGGCCTTAATAAAATAAGTTCCAACTCTTGCCTGGAAATTTATCATTGAAGTATTTTTACTTACTTCCAGCAATGGAATCGATGATTGCCAGGTAGCAGTTAACGATGGAGAGAATCTTATTAAGTATCCATCAGCATCACAGTCATCTATTAAATCCCAATCAAGCTGTAATGTTTCATTGGTTATATTTGCATTAAAGTTTTCAACATTTTTTGGCGCAGATGTTTTAGGCAATGGAGTGGCAGAAACTTCTAATGCTTGACCTAAAGATATTTTTGCACCAGTTGAGCTAACTGCCAAAACTTTAAACTTATGTTCAATACTTAAATTGCCAGCATCAACAATATATTTATAATTTAGATTGTTAGTGTAACCAGCAATAGAATAACCAAGGCCAAAATCAGCATAAACCTCAAAGACTTCATAAACTGTTCCAAGTGGTATAGACCATGACATGTCAACAAAATATTCATACTGTGAACCATTGCAATCATAACTATTATCTGTAATTGCTAAATTTTCAACTGCCGATGGCGGTGAAGATTCACTATCTTTAATTGAAGATATTAACGGATTGTATAAAGGAATTTCATCTGAAGATTCAGCATCAAATATTGCATCATTTTTTTCAACCAGAATAAGCTGTGCTGTTAAATCATCGGATGGAATTATAGATTTAACAATACAATCGAAAGTTATTTCTCCAACTTCACCCCAAACTATTAAATCACCAACTTCTGGAATATCACCATCAACCTCTGCTGTTGTTGGAGAGTTGATTGTCATGGTTGATGTTTTTACTTCACCAGTTTTTGTTCTGAACGTATAACCATAATCAATGTTAATTTCAGTTGTAAATTTATTATCAATTGTTATGTCATTACCTGAAACAGCTTTAACCCTGGCCGGAACTCCACCGACCATCATTACATCTTGTGTGATCTTTACATAATCGCCTCGAACACAAACCAGATGTTCAAAATCAACATTGATTGAAATATTTTCTTGCCTCAATTTTCCTTGAGCAAGCATGTATCTACCATATCTGTATGCTTGTTCATTATTGGTTACGCCAAATGTCTCGATGTCTTCAAAGGTTGTTGCGTTCAATTCATTAAAGCCATCACTGTAAACAATCTTCTCTCTAATTTCCCAATTTGAAGACGGTTCAATGTATTTAACTTTTAGGGCATGTGGAATATCTACATACTTTCTATTTGAAGCAAAGTTACTTGAATTTCTTGGAGTGAATATTTGAACTGGGTTTGTTTTTTGTTTGTCTATTAATACGCCATACTTCCCATCAATTACCGACATCGATGCCTGGGCCGATGAACACACTTGGTTTATCAAAGAAATAACTGTGGCATTATAATCCAAAATAAAACCACATTTAAATCTTTGGTTAATATAAGCATCAATGTTACTTGGTGCTGTTGGAACCTCGTCACAATACTCTGCCCATTCAACCAGGGAAGCTGTATCTAATCTTGATTTTGCTATCGATCTTTTATTAACTTCACCACTTAAAATGTCAGCAAATATCCATGCAGGATTTTCAGATAATTCTTTATTCCATGTGCTTGTGTTTTCATCGTAAACGTCTAAAACAGATGTTACGATACCAGACAAATCTTGGATCGCACCATTAAGTTGATCTGTGGCCTTTATTTTTAATTCAAGAAAAACATGCCGTTTGTCTGTGGAGATTGTTTGAGTTTCAAATTTAGTTGTTAAATACAACCATGTCATGTTGTCTAGTATCTGATAAGCGTAACCAAGATAACTTCTTATTCTCGTTACTCTTACCTTTAAAGATTCTTTTGATTTTGGAGCAAACCTAATGGAACCATACATTGGCTTTTGCTGGTTACCATAAAATGTTTTTGTTCCATCTTGTGGAACTCTTATTTCAAAGAAATTAAAATCATTGTTTGGTATATTGTCGCCAAGTGCTTCATGGTCTTTATAGTAAAACGTATTTGTATTTAATCCAAAATTACGTCTCACATAATCAATAAATAAAACAACAGATGTTTTAGCTGGAGTTATATGGTTGTAGTAACCAGACATATAAGCTGTATGGCCAGTCACAGTTCCTATCTCTTGGCCGTTAATAAAAATGTTACAACCAACAGGTGCTTGTATGTTTAACAAAATCTTTGTTGTGTAACCTTTTCTTATTCCATACTGTCTTATAAAAAAACCATAATTACCTATTGGCCAGAAGATGTTTGTATCTGGAACATTCTGTTTTCCTTCAGGGTATCTAAAGTCTTCATCAAGGAAATTGTATCTATCAGAAAAGAATACTTCGCTAGTTATTTCTGTATTTGAAGAAATGACTCCAGTGTAAAAACTTGTGCTGTCTAGTTCATGTAAAAAATCCTGATTTAAACTTGTGTCATTCCATAAGTTCTGTGGAATTTTCGCCATTGAACTTTCTTGCTCATAATACTCAAAGTCATCAACATAATTTAGATCGTCACACCTTCTCCAATCTTCTGTTCCATCTTCAGCAAACTCAACCAGAATTTGTACGTTTCTCTGGCCACTAGAACCGTTGCTTGCAAATGTTTTAAGGCCTTGTGGAAAAATAAAACCAAGAACAATTTCCTGTTTTTCACTTCTAATATTTGCTTCACAGTTTCTTACTGCCTGATAATCGGCAACAGTTGAACCAAGGTCATTATCTCTGTTCCTGTTTATGGCAACACTAACTTCAGATTGTGTTACATCGCCTTTATAAAGTTCAAATGTTTTATTAACTTTTTCATCCCAAACACCTTCATCCGTGTCTGGTTTGTTCGGATCAACAAATCTATACCTGGCATTTACTACATCAAACCCTCCATCATCATTTTGAACAACATCTAAAAAGTTATTTATTGGAGTATCGCCAATTCTTAAATCTTCAACAAACGCTGGCCCTAATCCAAAGTCATAAATGCAATAAAAATATTGAACCAACTCTTTTGTTCTTTGATCTAGTTCAAGATCGGTATATGGATTAGCAACAACAATAGGAAACATTTTATGCTTGCCATAAACTTTAGGAACCTTTCCATATTTCTTAAAAATGTTTGATTGAGAAGCTATCGAAAAAGTTTGACCTTCATCTTGTGATGTCTCACCAAAAGAAAATGCATTTGCCTGTGGTGTGATTAAAGAATTAACCAACAATGTTGCACCAATGGCAACACCGGCCCTAATTAAAAATGCTTGACCTGCTGTAAAACCTGCTGGGCCAACTGGAGTAAAAACTGTTACGGCAATAACAGCAGATATAATGGCCAACTGTCCTATGGTTTGATCGTTACCAGGAACAAGAGCTATGACAACTGAAACGCTTGGCTTTGGTTTAATATATTTCCAATGCTTTTTGTCAACTTCATAACCGTTGATAAATATTTTAAAATATTTTTCAGCTTCCCTTCTATTTGGATATTTTTCGAGAAGATCATCAAAGTATTCATATAATTTTTTTTCTTTATTATATGAAAGAAGTATTTCATTTCCAGACAATGGATTTATTCTTGCCCTGATGTTACTCATTGATCACCAATTTTGGATGCCTATAAAAACCTATTACTCTTTTTTGCCAATTTTCAAATCTATCTATGATGCTACCAGTTTTTACTGTAGTATGGAAAAAAGTTTTTCGATCTAAATACGCACCGATATGACACGGAAGGCCAATGATGTTAAACAAAATAATATCACCAAATTGAGGATTATGAACTTTTATAAATTTTCCAGATTCATCTCCAACAAGGTTTTTTATCTCTGTGTTTGTAGGCCTCTTAATATTATAAAGAATATCAAGGTCAACAGATAATACCTGTTTGTAAAAATCAATTAGTATTTCATAGCAATCTTTTTCTTTGTATGAAATCCCAATCAAATTATGAAAAGATTCCTGGGTAGCTTGTTGGAGAATATGATTCACTTGTTAAATCCGTGTTTAAAAAGTCATCTAATGATAATGTTCCAGATATTGATTGTGCATTATAGGCAATGTTTCTCAGTTTTAATTCACCCAACCCAACTTCAACTGTTCCAGGTGTTGATGCCAAAACCATTTCTATTGTAACAGTTACAGGTGAAGTTATTGATCTTAGTTTTTCCATTAATAGAAGTGAACTGTTATCCATTTCGATTTTAACATACTGATCAGATTCGCCATCATCTGTTGAAAGGACAAACTTAAATGGAAAAGCTAAATAAGTTTCACCTCTTGAATCAATGTTTACGGTGTTGTTAACCAATCGAACTGGTTGATCAAAGTCATCATGATTTAAAGTTAGCAAAGCAAGAAACGGATCATTGCTATCGTTTTCCAACATCTCGAACAATAAGTTGTTTGATAATTGCCTTGGCATTTTATGGTATTATCTCCCATTGGAAGTTGACTAGAAAATATTCTCCACCAATCGGAATCATATTATATTCAGTTAAAAATCTAAACTCTGTTACAACGCCAGTAATAGGATGGTTGTAGTTAAATGTTTTCACTCCACCATTAAGAGTTGTGTCGTAAAATTCCTCAAGAGTGTTAAAATCATTTAAGTTTAATTCTATTGAACCAGCAATAGTGTTTATTGGTGCCGTAAAACGTCTTCTGACTTTATTTGGGCCAGTATCATTGCTTGACCTAACAACTGTGGAACCTTTATCGTAAGAGAAACCAGATTCGAGAAGTTTTTGTGCCAGTGAAGCTGGAAATGTTTCTGCCATTATCTACCCCTTCTCGTTAGGCCATAAGTTTCACCCATTGCCCTATCAAGCTTCCCTTCTGCTATAGCTGTTTTAATTTTATCCAGAATAATAATATCAATAACTCTATCGCCATTAGAGTTTGTAGATTCTTTTTGTTGAACGCTTCCATTAGATTGATTAATTACATTGACAATAACATTGGTTCCACCGCCTTCTGTGGAAACACCAAGTCTTCCTTCTGAGTCTCTTCTAAGTGGAAGTATCGCCTCTGCGCCAGCTTCACCCATTAGTCCGGTTCTGTTTCTCGACATTCCAAAATATGTTGGCCTGTCAACAATTCCACCATTGGCAAACGGTATAACATTTCCACCAAAAAATGCTTTACCATTATATGCAGTTCCAGCAGCAGCACCAGACGCCAAATCTGTAGCACCTGCTGTTCCAGCACCAGAACCAGAAGCAGCACCAAAACTACTTAAAAAACTTCCAGCTATATTTGATAATGGTGCCAATAGGGCCGCTCTAATAATTATTCTTGTCAATTCTTCCATTACAAAATCTGTAAAATCTTTAAAGCTTAATTTTCCAGTTTTGGTAAATTCATAAATAGCATCTTCAAGTTTATTGAAGGCATCATAAACAGTGTTTGATAATTGTTGGGCCACATTTCCATACTCTGTTGCCACTCTAACAAGTCCATCTCTTAAACCTAATGCTGCTTGCTCATTAAGTGAGAATATTTGGCCCATAGAAACCATTTCCTGGTTTATCTTTCTTAGCTCTTTATGGTAGTCGGCCAGATCATCGGTTCCTTTTTCGATTTTTTTATTAATTATATCAATTCTTATTGCAAACAATCTTCTATTGTACTCTTCAAGAGTTATTATGCCTTCTCTTAACAATCTATTTATTTCATAGAATGGAGTTTTTGTTCTATCAACTGGAGAGCGATAAGACTTTGCAAAATCTTGTAAAGCCTTTTTATATCTCAACAACTGATCTTCAAAATTTGTTTCAGTTTTTGGTTTTCTTAACTTCTCTATTTCAGCATTAACTTTTGCCAGATCATCTTTAACATTTTTGCTTGCAACACCAATGAACGCTTTTGAAAAATTCTTAACCAGTTCAACGTCTTTTTCACTTCCAATTATTTTTTTTGCCAAACTTGAGTCACCTAAAAAATCAATCAGAGAATTTGCAAGAGGTTTAAGAACAGTAAACACACCATCTTGAAGAACCAGGAAAAACTTATTTGCGTATGCTGCTGCCAAATCAAAATTTGCCACGATCTGAGTTAGTCCAAATATTAATAAGGCCCAACCTGTGCTTTTTGCCAAACCAGAAACACTGAACTCAATTGCCTTTAAATATGTGACAAATTTTAACAACGCTCCGGTGGCAATAAGTGAAGTTATTGCACCAGCAAAAAGACCTATGTTGTTTGTAATAAAAATTATACCCTTGGCAAATTTCCCACTTATATCAAATTGTTTATTCAATTCGTTTATTTCATATCTAACAGCATCCATTCCTATTGCTATGGCCTGTTCAAATGTTGTTCCCATTGCCCTGGCCTTCATATTTGTTTCATCGAAACTTTTTGCCAAGGCATTAACCATAACATCAGAAGTTAATTTACCTTCTTGTGATAATTGTTTTAATTGGCCAGTTGTAACGCCCATTTCTTTGGCAAGTAATTGAGCTAATACAGTGTTTTGTTCCATGATCGATCTGAACTCGTCACCTCTAATTGTTCCAGTTCCCAATGCTTGTGCAATCTGAATTATTGTATTTGTTGTTTCTGAAATTCCTGTTCCTGCCACCTTAAATGTATTTTGCAATGAAACAGTTAATCCAAGCATTGCTTCAGATGAAATTCTCGATTCTGCAAGAGCAAGATTTAATCTTGAAAAACTTGTTCCCATTGAATCAAAGCTTGTTCTTAAATACTTTGAAGATTGAAACAATCCATCAAATATTCTTTGTGCTTCATCAGAGTTTGAGGTTAATGCTTTTATTCTATCGTTTATCAACTGAAAAGAATCTGCCATTGTTTTTAATTGAGAAATACCAAAAGCAGAAATAAGCCCATAGAAAGAAGTTTTTAAAAAACTAAAACCAGAAGTCATTGACTTAACATTTTTATTAAGATCGACAAGATTTTTATTTAATCTTTTTATTTCGCCTTGCCCCGACGACTTTACCTCTATCCGTATTGCCCTGACTTCTGTTTGTTGAGGCATTTTGTTTGGCCTTTTGTTTTTCTGAGTGAAACTTTAAGTAACACCCATCTAAAACTCTTATTAAATAATTAAAAGAGTGATAATCCTCTAATTCATTAATAATAGCAAATTTATATATTTGTTCAAATGAAATAGGTGCAACACCAAGGCCAGATTGCCTTGATGTGCTTAATTCAAAAAAACATTGAACGTAGAATGACAATGGCCCTATCTCTGGTTCCATTCTGTCTGGAGTTATTTTTCCATTAGGAAGTAAAAAATTGTAGTAAAATTCTAAACTATCAGAAAACTCAAGATACCAAAGAAGGTATCTTTTTATTAGTTTCCCGCTTGTTCTAACTCTTCCTTGTAGTATCCAGGTTGTTGTGCATACTCCATAAGAGTCTTCAGCAAATCTGGAAGGAGTTGGAATAGTTTAATTGCCAACTCTTGATTGTATGGAACATCTTTTTTTCCATCAATGTCAATTCCTTTCCAGTCAATCAAACAACTTTCTACAAAGATCGTCGCCAAAATTTCATTTGTTTTTTCTTCAGGTAAGCCATTTCTCTCGATTATGGCAGCGTAAGGTCTGTAATGTTTTGCAAAACTTTCTTCAAGCTTTTTTGAATTTGAACCACCATATCTTTTAACCAGGAAAGAGGTTCGGTCGTTAATCTCATACCACCTACCAGATTTCTCAAGTTCTTTGCTTGTTTTAAAAAGTGCGTCCAAATTAGATTGCATAGTCCCTCCGTTTTTAGTGTGTGTGTTAATTAGAATCTGAAAATGTAAAGAGATTTTTCGCTGTTTGAACCAACTTTTCCAACACCAGACATATTTAAGAATACGTCTTGGTTTTCACCTGCTGAAGCTGGATCGTCAAAACTAACTTGTAATGCTGGAATATAAAAACCATAACCACCAGAAGAGTTCTTAACGATACCACCAACCTTAAATGGTTCTTGAGTTATTTTGCTATCCAATAAGGCCCAATCAGAGTCTTCAAGGTAAGCCGTCATTGATGCTTCAACTCCAGCTTTTCCAGCATTGTGAAAATCTGGGGCAGCCTGGCCTATACAAGTTTGTGGCCTTAAATTGTTATTCAAGTTAATTGTGATTGACTGAATACAGAATGGAGAGTCTTCAAAATTTCCACCTGCGCTATTACAGAAAAATGGCATATCAACTGAACCATTAAGAGTATTGGTTGTTGAAGCTGCGTTGATGGTTCTTCCATCTGTCATAAAGTCGGCAGCAGCATCAACTGGTTCATGGCCATTACCACTAAAGCTGAGTGAATATGTTGCTATTGAACCGTAGGCAATATTTAAAGACAAACTTCCAACAATCATACCAGTGTAATTGATCGCTTTGTTTGTTAAATCTTGGAAGGCCTTTTCCATTGAGAATGATTTTGTTGTTGTTCCAATGGCCAAATAATCTGCCACTTTAAAAGTATTTCCAGTATCGTTTTCATCAACCATGGTGTCTGGGCCAGCAAATTTAATTACTGTGTTTGAAACAATTTCCATAACCATTACTTGAGTGTTGTTTACAGAGTTTGCAAAACCAGTAAGAGTTAAAACGGCACCAACAAAAACATCACTGTTCCAGTTTCCTGCCACCCTGGTTAATTCTTTGTTTACAACATCAACATCAAGGTCTGCGTTTACCGCAACACTTGTAATCCATGTTGAATACATAGCAGATTCTAAGAAAGCTTCAAAGGCTGCATCTTTCGACAATTCGCCATTTAAATCTCCACCAACAGTCAGGCCAACAACAGTCTGGCCAGAAGAAAGTCTGTCTGATCTAATTTCTTGTGATTCTGTAGTTTCTGGAGTCCCAGACAAACTTTCAGAAGTGTATCTTGTTGTGTTAAAATTCCCCACACCTGGAGTTACGCCATAGGTTGATTCTGCTATAGAAGTAATTCTGATTCTGTTTGATGATGACATTTTTATTGTCCTTTTTTAAAAATAATAATTAATTTAAACACAACTATAAATTTATGTCAGCATAATACGCTAAAGTAAATGTAGCTGACTGATAACCGTCTTCCATTTGAAGCGTTGCACCTGACTTAAAGTTTGGTGGAGTAACCGACTGAATAATAATATTATTAATCCGTTGCCCTCTAAAACTATCTCTGATCGCTTCACTTCTTTGGAGTATGCTATCGACAAAATCTACTCCACTAATAACCTTTTCGACAACATGGATCATTACAATTCCATATTCCCTGTATCTTCCCTGGGTGTTGTTAGCATGCAAACCAACTGGTTCTTCGTCACTTGGAATAAAATCAATACCAACCCAATTGTCTTCTGGCCCTATCGATGGAGTGTTATCCAGTAAGGCATCAGACAACTCGCCATAAATGGCAGTTATATCAATAATATTTTCCGTTGGTGCTTCAATGGCAAAAAAAGCTTTAATATCATTTCTTACGTTAAGGCTACTCATACTCCACACCTTTTTCTATTATTCCCCGATCCGACAATCTTATAATAATTGACGGAAAAAGATAGGGCCTACCTGCACCTTTACCTTTTTTAAAAACCAATGGTTTTTCACCTGGCAATGGATCAATGTTTATTCCATCGGCACCATTTGGCAAGAAAACAAATTTAATAAATCTTGATATTCCACTAAATTTATTTTTTGCCAGAACAAAGGCCAAATAATATGCTCCATTAGGCCTCTTTAATATCCTTCCAGTCTTTTTAGACTTTATTTTTCTTCCACCAAAAACACGGTTACTTCCCTTAAAGTCACCAGTTAGCGATCTTCTGCCACCCATATATTCAAGTCTTCTTGCGTATGGAGTTGTATTAATAAACCTAATGGTGTCTTTTAATTTGAAACCAACTGTTTTTTGGTGTGTCTCAAGAAATGTTCTCAACTCTGCTTTATTTTTTGCCACAAGTTTTTTGTTGAAGAAAACAACATTACTTGCCCTGTATTGACCTGTGTCAACTGGTGATCTTTTTTCTATTTCATCAAATATTTGTAAAATAGATTCAGACACAACGGCCCTTGCAAAAAATTCTATTTTACCAAAATCTTTAACATTTATTATTGGAACATCTTTTCTATTATCAACAATAACTCTAGGGTATTTATCAAAACCTTTTACCTGTTCTTCTTTTAATACACTTCTTGACGTTTTTAAATGGAACTTTTTTAATGTTATTAAAAAATTTTCAAATGTTTTTGCACCAGTTAGATCATTTTCAAGGTCTTTAACATTAACGCCTTTTCCTGAGTCTTTAATAGAGTAAGAAAAAGCTACATCCATTAACCAAACCTCAGCCTATATCCTATAACAATGCCTTTAAGACCTTCCATTGGAGATACTTCTTTTATGGCCCTTTGCTTTTCTGGAAATAAAACATAGTCACCGATTTTTGGTGGAACTGGAAAAGTAACATCGTCTAAACTTTTTTTAGACACAACATATTCCTGGCCGGTAACAACTGACTCTTCAATTGATTCTGAATTTCTGAAATAATGAGATTGTGCCATCATTACATTATATTCGTTGGTTCCTCGTTTGATCGTAACAGTCTTACCTTTTAGATTTATAATGTAACAAAATAAATTATTTAAACTAGACATAAATTGGCCTTATATCTCCAACAATTCTTCTGTCTGATAAGTAAAAATCAAGAATGTTTTTTTGATCACCAAGGATTGCTCCAAAAGTATTTTTCACTTCATTGGTTTGAAGTGAAAAATCATAATCCAGAGAAAAAACACCAGGGATTGATATTCTTTGAACATTGCTACCAAAATTTAAATCAACACCGGCCTGTTTTTTATTATATCTTTCACCAACAAGAGCATAACAAACTTCTTGAACCGGAAGTGGAACTGTTGCAAAACCAGCAGAATAAGAAACTTCAACCAGAGAAGGGTGGCCATATTCTTGAAACCATTCTGTAGGTGACCCGACTTCAGTTTTTATTAATCTTCCAAGAGGTTTGTTTAATCTATATTCTGTGGCAGGAATTACGGTTTCAACAAAAGAACCATTGCTCTGTTGTTGTTTTTCTTTAACGTGAGTTATGCTGACTATTGGATAAATAAATGTATCGATAAAGCATTTACTGGTTACAAGGTTTTCATAATCATCAGAGTAAAATGTTTGAACATAACTTCCTTGCTCAAACACTCTTCCACAATATGAATTTATTGCTTCTGTCATTATATTTATTTCACTGGTTAAAAATGCATCTTGAGAATTATCTGAAATCCCTAACCTAGTTTTCATGTCTGCAAGTGTTACTATCACAACCAATCCTTATTTTTTATTTAATAATTCTTTCATGTATCTGAGTTGTCTTTACCTTAAGATCGGTAATGTCATTGCTAAAATTATTTAATTTTGAATCAATTTTATCAAGAGATTTTTTATAATCGTCTTTTAGTTCTTCTTGGCTTTTTTCTATGTTTAAAATTTTGTTTTGTGCTACAGCAAACTCTCTCCATGTTATAATTCCGTTTGCTATTCCACCAACCATAAAGGCAACAAGAATGGTTTTTAAAGTTTTATCCATTTTTACCTCCATGTTTTTTATTACAGTTTAAATCAATAAAAAAAATAATAATATAAAATTAATTATGATTGATTTTGTCTTGGCAATTTATTTTTCCTTGCCAGTCTTCAGTTTTCATAGACCAAAACAAGTGGCCTAAAACTATACCAAAAAGGAGCACTATTAATGGATATTTATAGGACGCTCTGATAACGTGGGCACTGATTGATTCATATTTGCCCTTTTTTGCAATTATAACAATGTCAAAGATTATGATTGCGATTATTGTTGCAAAAATAAAAACAATAGTAGTGTTCATGGCCAACCTAAGTGAGTTTTCATTTCGCTAACAAGCCAATTAAGTCTCTCTTGACTTAACCAATGATAAGGCAGCGTCATATCATCTGGCTGGCAATACATGAGAGATATACAGGCCGTTTGGATGTCACCACTACCACCCATATTTATGACATCGACCTCGAAAGGTATGCCCATAAAATTCACATCGAGTTTTTTTGTTCTATGGTGAAGCCACAAGGACTGATGAGCATTGATACCCTCACTTATATTCTTTAATTTGAATTGAAAAAATAATTCATAAGCAAACTTAACGTCTGCTTCATAATCACCACGTTGTTGTGTTGTTGTCGGAAAAGGCATTATCTTGCTCCTGATTGAAATTCTATTCTTTCTGCATAATAGTCTATGCTCAAGTTTCTTTGTACTGCTCCAACGGTCTTCTCAATCTTGACGCCAATACCTACCGCCGCCGCTGGGCCTGGTATGTTAGTAGTTATTGTCCCCACTAGAACATTATTAATCATAAAGTTTACTTCATTAGCGGCTTCGTTCACGTCAATTTCAAAAATGTTATATTGT